CAAAATAACGAGAGAATCTGCAAGCGGAGAAGATGCGCTTGAACGTTTGGGATCCTCTGCTGATAAAGCATCAAGCAAAATAAGCGGCTTAGGTGGTAGCGCTGATAGATTTGATGGTAAAACGGTAAGAGATGGCGCTACAAGTGCAGGCAGAGGTATTAAGAATCTAGGTGATGATGCTAGAAAAACAGAATCACAATTTAATAGCTTAAATGATTCTATTGATAACTTTGAGGATATTTTAAGCGGCCTATTTATTGCTGGCATTGTTAGAGAATTTGCCAGATTATTGGATGTTACCAGTAAGATTGATTCTAATATAAATTTAGTTGTAAAAAGCACAGATGAATTAAGTGCTGTATATGATGAGCTGCTGAGAGTCAGCAATAAGACATTTTCAAGCCTGGAGGATAATGCCGAAGTATTTAACAGGCTTTCAGTTGCCACAAAGGATCTTGGTTTGACCTATGGTGAAGTAATAGGAATCACTGAGGATCTTAACAAGCTTTTAAAGATAAACGGCGCAACAGCAGCAGAAACAAACAGTGTGATGATCCAGCTTGCACAGGGTTTAGGGGCTGGCGCGTTACAGGGTGATGAATTCCGAGCCATAGCAGAGGCATTACCTCAAGTATTGGATTTGGTAACGGATGAGTTAAACAGAACCAGCGGCGGCGCTAAAATCACACGCGGAGAGCTGAAGAAACTAGCAAGTGAAGGCAAGGTTACTGCTGAGGTGGTGATAAATGCCTTTAAAAATGCCTCTGATGATATCAATAAACAATTCCAGAATATCACCCCCACTATTGAGGGAGCCTTCACGGTATTAAAAAACAACCTTGTAAATTTTGTGCGAGATACCAACAGGGCTACAGGTATAGCAAGCGGTTTCAGCAATGCTATATTGTTAGTGGCTAACAATGTTGAAGGCTTAGCGGGTGCTGTATTTGGTTTAACTACAGTATTGGCTGCAAAGCTGGCAAGAAGCCTAGCAATAGCCACTAAAGCCCTTCTAGCAACACCTATAGGCAGAATAGCGGCTCTATTTGTAACAGCAACAACAGCTTTAGGTGCGTTTGGTGATAAGTCTGTAATGGTTGGGGGTGAGACTGCAACAATATGGCAGGTGGTAAGTGCAACATTTGCAACTGTTGGAGATATTGTTGAGAAAGTTACAGGCAAGTTTAAGCAGCTATTTGATTCAATAAAAGATAGTGATTTTGTTAAAGGCTTAAAGGAAGGCTTTGAGAAAGCAGGGGCGGCAATTGTAGACGTTTTCAGGGGGATTTTGTCGGCCTATAAGAGAACATACAACAATATTATAAACGGCGCTAAAGCTGCTGTGGTCGCTATAAAGGGCTTTTTTGGAATATTGCCTGATGCCTTTAAGCTTATATTCCAACAGGCTGCAAATAATGTAATTTCAAAGATGCAAACAATGGCTAAGGCTGTTGGTGGGATATTTAACCTAATACCGGAAGAGATTAGAAAAGCTTTAGGTATAGATGATGTTACCGATAAAATGGTTGGGGATTTTACCAGCGGATTAGATAAGCTTAAATTTAACACTGGCCAAACAGTGCAGGATATACAAGATGAATTCACAGGAATCAAGCTTGATATTGGGAAAACGTTTGAAACGGATAACTTTGAGGCATTGGGTAAGGCTTTGGAAGGTGTGGGTGATTTGGCAGTTGGTGCTGGCGCTAAGATTGGGAAGATATTTAAGGGGAATCTTGAAGCGGGTACAGGCGCAGCTGAGGGTGCTAAAAAAGCAACTGATCTACTTAGCGGCGCGTTTGGCACTGTTAACACTTCAGCAGATAGCGCAAGCAAAAAGTTTGCAGAAATAACAAAGGGGTTACAAGAGCAGGCCGACATATTAATGCTAACAGGTTTAGAATCGGCTCAATTAAGCGAACAATACAAGGTTCAGGCTCAAATAGGCAGAGCTTTAACAGACTCAGAAAGAGAGCTTTTAAATAGCTTGGTAGCAACAAATACCACACTAACGGTTAGGCAAGATTTGCTGAATAGTATGCAATCGCCTATGGAAAACGTTAAGGCGCAAATAGAAGCACTTAATAAGCTATTTATGGATGGGCAAATACCATTAGATCAATTTAACGCCAAGATGAAAGATCTTCAAACTAATGCCCTACAATTAAAACTTGATCAGGGTGAGGGTGGATTCTCTGAAGGCTTTTTATCTTCATTGGCTAAAATGTCTCAAGGTTATAATGGGTTGTCAGCAGAGATTGGAAAGACTACAGGCGATATGCTCTCTAATATATCTAATGGGTTTGCTGATACTATGGGGCAGGCTATATGGCAATCTGAAGGGCTTGGAGAGTCACTGAAAGCAGTAGGCAGAGATGCGGTTAGCCAGTTGGTTAGCTCTCTTATTAAGGTTGGCATCCAGATGGTAGCAAATGCTGTTTTAGCTAGGACATTAGGCGCAACAAATGCGGCGGCATCGACAGCAGAAGCGGCTACAGTTACGGCTGCATGGACGCCAGCGGCTGTAATGGCAAGTATAGGCTCTTTTGGTGCTGCAGCTGCAATAGGTATAGGTGCGGTATTAGCAGCTAAGGCTGTTGGATTCAGAGATGGCGGTTTTGTTTCAGGTGATGGCACAGCTAGGAGTGACTCAATTTTAGCACGTTTGAGTGATGGTGAATTTGTGGTCAATGCGGCGGCAACGTCAAGAAATAGGCAGACGCTTGAGAGAATGAATCGAGGCGAAGATATAGCGCCTAGAGGCGGTGTTATAATGAATATTACCACAAAGGATGCGGATTCATTTGTTAAGAGCCAGAATCAGATTATAGCAAGGCAAACAGTGGCGCAAGAGCGGGCTGTAAGGAGGTCGAGAGGGTGAGCTTTGATGAGGTAAGACTACCTACAGAAGTGGAAAAGGGGGCTGTGGGTGGCCCGATGTTCAATACTTCAATACTAGAGCTATCTAGTGGCCACGAGCAGAGGAATCAAAATTGGTCGCAAAGTAGAGCTTCTTATGATATTAGCTATGGGATCCAGAACGAGGATGATCTTTTCGAGGTAATAACCTTTTTTTATGCAAGAAGAGGCAGAGCTAGAGGGTTCAGGTTTAAAGATTGGTCAGACTATCAAATAACTTCCAGAATAGGTTTTGCTGTTGGTGACGGTATTGAAACAGCCTTTCAATTAAACAGAGACTATACAAGCGGTGCAGTAACTCATACGAGAAATATTACAAAGCCTGTTTCTGGCACTGTTAGGATATGGGTTAACAGCGTAGAACAGTTAAGCGGGTGGAGCGTAGACACTGCAACGGGAATAGTCACATTTTCAGTAGCGCCTACAGATACTCATATTATTGAGTGGCTAGGTGAATATGATGTGCCAGTAAGGTTTGATACAGATCAATTGAACGTTTCAGTAGAGATATTTAACGCGGGTACGGTGCCAAGCATACCATTGGTAGAATTGAGAATATGAAAACATTAAGCGCAAATTTAAAGACTCATTTAGAGGGTGAATGCACAACCCTTGCTACCTGTTGGAGAATAACAAGGCGAGATGGAAAAATATTCTATTTTACAGACCATGATGTTGATATCACGTATGAATCAAGCATTTACGTTTCCAACGAAGGGTATGATAGAACAGCTATTAGTGGCTCTTTTAATTATGACACTGATGAATTAAACCTTACTGGCTTCTTTGCCACTTCAATTTTAGAGAGTGATGTTAGAGCGGGGCTTTTTGACTTCTCAGAGGTTTTAATCTTTTTGGTAAACTATGAAGATCTTACACAGGGAGATATGATTCTTAAAAAAGGCACGATAGGGGAAATAATAATCACAAGCAATGGCATTTTTAATTGTGAATTAAGAGGTTTAACGCAGAGACTAAGCCAGAGAGTGCTAGAAAAGTATCAGGCAGAATGCAGGGCTGATCTTGGTGATCTTAGGTGTAAAATACCTGTTAATCCTGATTTAGTGGTTAGAAGTAGAGCCTATGAAGCGGGTGAGTATATTAAGGTGATAACAGGCAATGGTTCTAAACTTCAATACTCTCTTTCAATAACTAATTGGGATTTTACAGCACTTACTGGTTGGACAACGGTTCAGGGGGTACCACAAGTAATCCCCAGCAATGGCGGGTTAAGTGCTTATACAGGAACAAATTACCTAGAGGGTAATACAGGTGATAATTATATAATATACCAAGATATAGATTTAACTGCTGATGTAAACTTTGATTCTGCTGCGTGTGATGCTGGTGAGCTGTTTTTGGATGCATCGCTTGTGGTTGCTTGTTCTGTTGATGGTGAAAGGGATGCAACAAGGTTTAGAATATTAGCATTAGATTCGAGCAGTTTAACTATAAAATCATTGTGGGATACCAACTATGAAGTACCGCTACCTAATGATGAGTGGCAATTCAGGGTTAAAGATTCTTTGTTATTGCCAGTCGGTACTAGAACATTGAGGGTATATTGTGAAGGCCTTAAATATACAGGAGCATTACCAAACGCGGGATTTGATGCCATTATAATAAACATAACAGACACTAATGGAGCCAGCGGCGGTTATGAAATGTTCGAGAATAGGATATATGAATGCACCACAGCAGGCACAACAAGCGGCACACAACCTACTTATGATACAGTTGTGGGTAATAGCACAGTAGATGGTACGGCTACTTTCAAATGTTATGAGGCTTGGACTAGGTATGCTGAAGTGAATGCAGTCACAGACAATCAAGTATTCAATATTACCGTGACAGAATCCAGAGCGATTGATGGCTGGTTCGATTATGGATTGCTTACTTTTGAAAGCGGTAATAATGCAGGTTTGAGCATGGATATAAAAGCATGGAGCAGAACAGATAGCGATGAGATAACATTATTTTTGCCCATGCCTTATGATGTTCAGGTTGGTGATGCTTTAAGACTAACGGCAGGTTGTGATAAGAAATTAACAACCTGTACTACCAAGTTTGATATGTCAGGATCTATTGATTTTGATGGCGGTAATTATCTTAATTTTAGGGGTGAGCCTTATATAGCAGGCAGAGATAGAATAATAAGGGTTTATAATGGCGAATAGTAGCATCATAGTTGAAGAGGCTAGAAAGTATCTAGGCGTAAGGTGGAAGCATCAAGGAAGATCTTTAAATGGCGTTGATTGCCTCGGTTTAGTTGCTAGGGTTTATGGTGATCTTGGCTTAATAGATGTATCAAAAGATCGGCATAATTACGCAAGATTACCAAACAGGCAACAGTTGGCGGCTGAGTTTGAAGCGGCTGGTTTTATTGCAAAGAGTGTAATTAACAGTGAGGCGGGTAATGTTGTGCTATTTAAGCAGGGGGTTTACCCCTGCCATTGTGCAATCATTACATTTAAAAACAGGGTAAAGCATATTATTCATGCATACGCACCTAGAAAAAAGGTTATAGAAGAGCCTTATAGTTATTTTGAGCAAGATGCTATGCACTGCTTTGAGGTGAAATAA